GAGCAACTCCCCTGCGGAGTTCTTCAACGATTCAGAAGAGCACCAGCGGATGATGTACGTGAGTTCGCTGTTGGTTGGCGACTTCTCTTTAAGCAACTCCAATGCGGAGTTCTTCAACGATTCAGAAGAGCAATACTCAATGATGTACGTGAGTTCGCTGTTGGTTGGCGACTTCTCTTTAAGCAACTCCCCTACGGAGTTCTTCAACGATTCAGAAGAGCACCAGCGGATGATGTACGTGAGTTCGCTGTTGGTTGGCGACTTCTCTTTAAGCAACTCCCATGTGGAGTTCTTCAACGATTCAGAAGAGCAATACTCAATGATGTACGTGAGTTCGCTGTTGGTTGGCGACTTCTCTTTGAGCAACTCCCATGCGGAGTTCTTCAACGATTCAGAAGAGCACCAGCGGATGATGTACGTGAGTTCGCTGTTGGTTGGCGACTTCTCTTTAAGCAACTCCCATGCGGAGTTCTTCAACGATTCAGAAGAATCCGAATCCGTAATAATACCTCGCAACTCGTAGTTGCTTTTTGATTCTAAATTTTGCATTTGTATATAATTGTTTTATTGATTACTTAAAAAAATCCTATGGGCTTCCACTTCGTGACAAGTGGTGTTTCATACATCTATTCACGTTATAATGTATGGATTACGCCCTCTCTTGGATTGTTGTGTAGAGGAGAGGAATTGAACCTCTTACCTTAACGTATCTCATCTTCGCAGCCTTACTCGGTGCAGGTTCAATCAGCAAAAGCCTGTGGACCAAAACAGGGCATACGTTACGCTCTATCCAATGAGCTACCTCCCCATGCGCACCGAACCATTTCGCAAAAAATTGACAACTCGAAAGTTGGGCCCGGTGCATTTTAAAGAACGATGTTTAAAAACGGAGGAGGTACTTTACCTTTTCTCTCCTCCGAGTTGACAACTGTAACCTCGTTGTTGTAGTTGCTTCGCTGTTAGCAGGCTGTTTCCCTTATCAGTTTTACCCTGCCTTTAGCTATGCTATGGGATTCTTCAGTTACTCTTCAGCGAAAATTTTCTGGTTTATTATTAATTCCTGGTTCGCTTCCAAAAACTCGATAAATGCTTCGCAATGACCTGTCAATTCGGGTATGTCCTTTTCAGGATTATATGAGTAATGCTCTATCCATGTATTTTTGAAATCGGTAACGGCAAATTCGAAATCATTGATTTTATTACCCATTGCGTTAAGACAGTACGGGTAAGCAATTCTTTGCCACGCATCACGATATTTATATGCCGTGTATTTGCTTGTGGTTTTAATGTCCACAACCTTAAAAGGCAGCAATTCATCAACGTAGCCGTACAGTAAAACATTACCGTACCTTGTCGGCAATACAGCCTCTACGAACTGCTGGGTTAATGTGCCATTTAGATATTCAACAAACTCTTTGCAAATGTTCATAGGAAACTCAAATGAGCGATTGTTGTATTTGGCTTTGAGTGCTGTTACAACTGCGCCATCAAAAACCCTTTCAATTTCCATTTTATCTGACTTGCGATTTTCGACCAGGCAATCAATCACCTCATTAAAAGCTGTGCCTTTGTCTGCCGCTTCGCTATCCTCCCATTTCATTGGAACCCGGTTGATACCATCAATCAACTCTCTGAATTTCTTTTGCTCAAATTCCTCCTCAGTAATTGACGGCTCCTCCGAAAAGCCATAGTATTGCTGATAAACCTTTGAGCTATTTATGTAGCCCTCGAACTTATCAAGTATGCTGGGATATATCTTGTAGTTTGTCATGCTATACTGTGGCTTTTTCCATATATTGTTTGTCCGCAGTATTCCAAACCAAGCCAAGTGCTTTGGTTTTATCCCCCAGCAATTTTGATGCTACAGCTTTTGAATTTCCGACATGCTCAAACTTTTCAATGCGACTTACAAATTCATCTGCCGATTCTTTGCTATTGATAAAGTCTATATTCTCCTTCAATTCCTCGATTAGCTTATTGTAAGCATCAGCCTCCAGCTTTCTTGAAGCGAGGCGATTTTCATACGCATTCATAACTTTCGATTTCATAAAGTCGTTTTCTGCGGTTGGCTTTCCATTATCATCAACGATTTTCGGCACCTTCATAACGCTTGGGAGATTGCAGGTGTTCTTGCCATCATTGCGACTTGTGGGGTCAAATGTTATTGTGCGTTCGCGTCCATTGGCTTCCATGTACCCAACTAAATCTAATTCAGTAACAAGACTGTCGTAACTTGAACCTCCAAATTGTGGGATATACCGGGTATCATCACCCTCTGTTTTCGTATCTCGGTGAGCAACGAAAATGATATGCTTACCCATTTGTGAAATTCTTTTTACGAGAGCCGAAAACTCTACTTTGCGCTCACCATATCCTTGCAGCGTGAGCGTTCCGCTGGCTTTCCCCATTTTGGGATTCCGCTTAATGATATAATCAGACATATAGTCCAGCGCCTTACCACCTGTATCAATTACAAATGTTTCGTACGGTGATAAATCCTCATTATTCAACACGTCCAAAAAGTCCTGATAACTTGAAATTTGAACCGTATCTACATTTTTTAGATGCGCATAATTTACTCGATGCACACCATTGTCAAAGTCTAATAACAATGGTGTTGGAGCGGATAACGCGAGTGTTGTTTTGCCCATACCTGCCTGTCCATAAATCAATGCTTTGATTTTATCATTGATGTTTAGCTCGCTTGCTTTTTTAATAAGTCCCATGATTGTTGTTTTTGTTTATTTGAAAAATTATTGTTTCGCTATTAACTGATTGATGGCTTGGTTAAGGAGGTTAACGCCTGCGGCATGAGCATCTTTATACTTCTTGGATTTGAAAGAATACTTCGTTTTGAGGGCTTCTAAATCATTGATGAAGTCTTGGAACTTTTCTTTGTCCCCTATCGCCTTTTTGTTCTAATATTGTTTCCATTAGTATTTATTTAAATTGTTTACTCAGTTTGAACCTGCGCGCCAACGCAGGTTTTTTTATTTACTAATTGCAGCAGCTGCTTGCGCATTCTTCATTTCAATCCAAGACTTTCTCATGTTGGTCCAGTTGGTGAATAGCCCAAGTGCTTTGCAGTGGTTATGCACCGCTTCTGTTGTTATTTGTGGATGCATCACTCTTTTATGATTTTAAGGTTTTCAATTTCTTCAAACGATAGGGTAATAGAATTACCCCCTGTGCTCCATCCTGAACGGGCTGAAGAATCAGACTTAACTACACTTATTTTAAAAAGTGCTTCGCCCAAATAGTTTTCTATTGCAGTAATTGGCTCACTGCCAGCAACCATGTAAACTCGACTTGACTTCATAAATACATCACCTGCCTTAATGTCAAGGCATTCAATCATTGATTTAAGTGTTGTCTCTTTTAAGTCTTTATTTAGCTCCACAATTTTCCTTGAAGAAATTTCTTCTGAACGGTAGTGCTGGTATGACCTTAGCTTAGTTTCGTATAGTTTTTTGTTAATCATTTCCCTCTTGATTTTTCAGTTTAAAAAAGCAGTCGTAGCATACTTCAATTGGTTGCTGATACATTGCGTCAAAGTGTGTGTGTAGCTTCTCAAATTCACCTCCGCACTCCTGACACTTCTTCATTTCAACTACATCAACCTCCACCCCGCTCACGCGGAAGTTTCTTGGTGTAGTTTTTATGAAGAATAGCAGTATCATATCGTGTCAGATTTTGATGTTGCGAATTGAGATTTCAAAACCTCATATACAGCTACATACTTGCCGCTATCGTAGAATCGTAAACTTTCCATGCTCCCGGTATTCAATGCTTCCGAAACATTGGTAACCCATTCAGGATATTCAAATGCGTGAAATGCTTGCTTGTACTGCTTGAAAGAATCAACATGGTGATTGAGCCATATTTGTTGTTTCAAGTCTGTTGGTGATGCTTGTGTTTGTGACATAACTATGTTGTTTAAATTGTGACTGTTTTATAGACCGCGAAAGCAAATGCTACCAAGCAAGCGAGAACCATACCGCCTACTAATATTCCCGACAATGCCGCTATGGCTATGTTGCCGAATGAATCTTCTTTCCTTCTGTTGTTTAACATGCTCATGCTGCTTTCCTTTGAAGTAGTAATGAATTTGTTGACTTATCAATCTCTGCTGCACTTGGAATCTTTGCAGCCAATACCCAAGCTTTCAAATCTTCGCGCAGGATGTACGCCAACTTTCCGCCCGGCTTGTAAAGCGTAAAAGTTTTCTTTGCAGTCAGCGTGTACATCTGCTCCATTGATATTCTTAGATAGTCGGCAGCTTCTTCGATTGTCAAAAGTTCGCTTTGCACTGCCTCGCGTCTGAATTGCTTAATCGACAACTCTACCCGCTCAACTGCTTCATGTATGTGTTTTAGTGACATGGTTATGATTTTATTAAGTCAACAAATACATTGCTTGGTAGAAGTTCACCTTCATTACTTAAATTGGATTGGGAGTAAGGCACGTAAGGCGATATGTATGTTGCGCTTACAAGCAGCATTACACCGTTATGTTTCTCATAGTGTTTCTCGCGCTGTCTCACAATAAATTTCTTTCCGCAATACTTGATAACAGACCCTTCGCTTAATTCGGATAACAGTTTACTTTCCATGGTTATGCAGTTGCGGTTTCGAGAATTTGTTCCTCCGTCAATCCCAAGTGTTCTTGGATTTCTTTTAATGCAGCAGCTTTAGTAAGGTCATCATGGTTAGACTTGGCAAGTCTGTAAACCGTGCTGACAGATTTTTTTAAAGCCCCTGCAATTTTGCCTTGCAAAAGGGGACTTTGCTTTATCTGTTCAATTACCTCTTTTTTGAGTTTCATATATTTAATTACTTTTGATTTCAATTATGAATGCAAATGTAAATTCAAGTTCGCAATTATGCAAACTTTATCGCAAACAAAAGTTATCAACATTGCGAACTAATGTTTAAGAAAGAAGAAGTAACCACCTTATTTATTAATGCTGTCAATGATTTAGTTGGAAGCCTTAAAGTTCGCAACAGGAAAGAAATTGTTGATAAACTTGAATGGGACACTACATCAATGAGTAGTGTTATGAATGGCAAAAGGAACGTGCCATCTGAAATAGCTGATAAATTTTTTAAAGATTACAATATTGCGAATTACACTTCGCGCTCCCACAGCAACGCCAAAGTTATTTCGACTGATGATTTCATGGAGGTTAAATATCTGCCTGTTCGTGGGCGTGCCGGTTACTTGAGTGCCTATGCGCAGGTAGATGGAGAGGCAGATGAAGAGTTAGATTCATTGTTGGTACCGAAAGAATATGAGAAAGGCAACTACCTAGTTATTGAAGCGGACGGTGACAGCATGGACGATGGCACAAGCCGTGCTATTTGCGATGGCGACAAGCTGCTGGCGAAAGAGTTAGATAAAAGCCTTTGGGCAGATTATAAACTGCATTTCAAACGATACCTGTTTGTGATATTCACAAAGTCAGAAGGCATAGTTATTAAACAGATATGTGAGCATGACTTGCAAAAAGGCATTATTGAATGTCACTCTTGGAATGTCATGTATAACAACTTCACAATTAAAACCAGCGACATCCTGCGACTACTCTACGTGAAAAAAATTGTTGAACGGAAAATTAAGTTTTGAAAATTAGCAACATGAAAAACATACTCTCATTAATCTTTGCGGCAATATCATTTTGCGCCATTTCTCAAACTACTTCAGTAGCTGACACCATTTTTTTAAGAGATGGAACTTTTCAAACAGGAAGCATCATTCGTGAAGAAATGATGTATTACATGCTTCAACCCACAAGTGGTGGCTCTATTCTAAACATTGAAAAAAGCATAATCACACGCACATCTAAAGGCTTTGTAAATAGTGCATTGGTAACACCTCAGTACAAAGCAAAAGTAGATTCTATCAGCCTGCGCGATGAAATCAAAAGCATAAATCTGAGATTGGATAATTCAGGCTGGAAACTTAAATCAGGAGGTACACTTGGAATAGCCGGAATTTCAATAGGAATAGTTGGAGCAGCTTTAGCAATTGCCGGAGCAGCAACCAACTCTAAACCTCTTCAATGGGTAGGTGTCGGATTTTCAGGAGTTGGAGTAACACTATCAATTGCATCATTTGCTAAAATGCACTATGCAGGCGTAGCATTAAGGAAAAAAGAATAGTATGATATTATCACCAGCACCAAGAACTAAAGAAGATGTGGCAACAGATGTAACTCGTAATTACCTGTTGCTTGCTGATTTTGTCGTGGGCAAATCGAGACCGGTGAAGTCATATAAAGATTTCGCTACACTAACGTTGCTTCAACATCAAAACTTCAGCCCAATTCATAAAGGTGATAGGAAGGTGCCTTTGGAATGTGCTGTGAAAGCCTGTGAAATATTCGGGTGCAGCTTTGACTTTATGTTTGGGAATCTTGGTGAGATGTTTGGCAAGGATGATGTAATGAAAAAGGTGCTAGACTTAGAGGAAAGAATGAACTATTTAGAGAACAAATTCGGGGTTAAATCACGTAAGAATAGCCCCCAAGCTGCCCCTCGCAAACCTCAAAAGCGTTCATATAGCTTTCGAGAATTGCTCGAAAGTGCCGCAAACAGTAGCTTTCACGTTGCTGTGCTTACATCTTGGTACTGTTGCGGGTACATCTAATTTCGTTATGTTAGTGGTTTGTTATGGGTTTGTTATGGGTTTGTTATGGGTTTGTTAGGTGTTTTTCTGCCTCTTATCTGCCCCTCGAAATTATGAAAGTAAAACTATACAAAAAGGCAATCCAAAAAGGCGCGATGCAATCGCTCTATCTTCAGGTAACTGGAGCCGGCAAGCGTACGCGCGAATATTTGGAACTTCACATTCACACAAAACCAAAAACACCACTTGAAAAGTCACACAATGAATCCACAATGGCGATGGCTCAGTCGCTGGCATCAAAGCGGCAACTCGTCCTTCAATCTCAAATGCATGGATTAGTATCAAAGGAACTTCAGCAGATAGATTTTGTTGAATACTTTGAGCAATGGCGCGGTGAATACGAAAAACTTTTTGCCGATTACAGGAAGGTAGATGCTTGTTTGATGCACTTCCGGGAATTCCTCCTAAATAAAAAAGTGAAACAGTTACCGATGGCAGCAGTTACCAAGGTGCTGAGCGAAGACTTTGCGGAATACCTGAAGACAAAAGTAAAGGGAGAATCAGCATCCACCTATTTCAAGAAGTTCAAAAAGATTCTTAACCGGGCTTATGACGAACAAATGCTTTCCTTCCATCCTCTGACCATCAAAGCTAAGTTCGTTTTCGATAAAAATGCAATCACTAAGCCACTAGCATCTGAAGCGGAAATTCAAAAACTGATAGAGACTCCATGCAGCGGTGACGAAGTAAGAAGGGCTTATCTATTCTGCTATAACATGGGATTTGATTTTGCTACCGTAAAAAAGACACTGACATGGAAGTGCATAGATGGTAGGTGGATTAATTTCGAGAGGAGTAAATCGAAAACTGTTCGAAGATTTTACATGAATGATAATGCGACATCGTACATCCCGCAGGAAAAGGGATTGGATAATGAATTAGTGTTCAAACTCAAGACGTACGCTAACTGCATGAAGATAGTAAGGAAATGGTGCGAAGCTGCTGGCATTAAAAGATTGACGTGGCACTCGGTGAGGCATTCTTTAGCTACTAATTTGCATAATGACCACGGTGTTGACTTAGCTACCCTGCAAGAAGTAATGGGACATGCGGACATAAAAAACACAAGAAAGTACACACACGTAAATCAGAAGAAAGTGCAGGAAGCAATGGAGAAATTGAATCTTAAGAAGCCGGATTAACTACTTACCCCAAACCCTCCAATAACCTCCCATCTGGTGACTTCCTGATTTGATATCGTAGGTATAGTTACCCATGAAAGATTTATAGGCAACCGCTGCCGATGGTCCGGCCACAAAGTCGGTGCCTTTATTATTCAGGCCTATAACTGCTCCAAGATAGATTTGAGGTTTTGTCTTCTCAACTAAGTTGTTTGTGATGGTTGTTTTGGTGTCCGGCTTCAGATTCGTGTGCCACATTCTGAATTCTAAAATCTGACCTTCAACCCGGGCGAAGTAACTTATTCGATAATCATCTGCAATGCGCATTGTGTCTGAGTATTCGCAAGTGTCTGGCAACTGATACACCAATTCCTTTACCAACTTAATCGCACTATCACAAGGCAAACTATCAATTGCATGCGCAGTCAATTTATTAGCGTTAAATGCCTTTTTCTTTGAGTTCTGTGCAACTTTCTTTGGTTTGGGAGTAAGTACATCAACAACAACTTTCGCTGTGCCGGTGTCGCCATAAACCTTTTCAAGTTTTATTGTTTGGGAGACAAGCTCCGGGCACTGCTCGCAGTTGCAACCCTTGAATAATATCAAAATCAGTATTCCATTAAGAACAAAGCTGCCCAACCTGATCAGCGCGTAAATGTTTAATCTGTCCATCGCGTTATTGAGTAAGTTGCGTTAATAGATCTCCGTCTGAAGTAGTTACCGTTTCCATCTCTACTTCCCCCTGAGTTCGTGTTGAATTCAGCAGTCATGTAAATGCTCTCATTTACTTTCCGGTGAAAGAAAGAGCCATGTGCAATTCGCTTTTTTGACACGCTGTAAATAGTGAATGAATCGCCCGGCTTCGGTTCTTTAAGATACTTGCCATGCATCATTACAACATTCTTAGGATTGTGAGATGAAGGAGACCACGCTGTGATTGTGGTTTTGATTCCACATTGGTCAAAGCACCATTTAACGCCTGAAGTGCAATAAGCGTAACCCTTGTTACATGCCAACTTCACAGCCTTCATATAATTACAGATATGCTCTCCGTCATTGTTGCCGGTAGCTTCGCGTTTGCCCATTTCTGCCGTGTAAACCTGCTCTATACAAGACTGAGCCAAACAAGTATTAATGCAAACGCACAAAGCCAGTATTGTGCCAATAAGATAAATATTTTTTGCCATGGTTTTAAACTATTAAAGTCGTCAATTGCCTGTCCTAAGTAGTATCTGTATATCTCTCGAAAATTGAACCAAAGCCAAAGCCAAATCGCACCATTAAAAAGAATCATTACGCCAACAGCATAAATAGCTGCCTGGTACATCGCGGGGTCATAACTGCCAAAGCTGTCACCAAACAATGGCTGCATGATGAAGGCAAAAGCTATGAACGCAACAAACGCAAGTGGAGCGGACCAAACCACATCCCATTGCGTTAACCATCGAATTATTTTCTTAATCATTCTTTTTTCTTCAAGTTTTTAAGTGTGAGTAAAATTCCAAGCATGAAAGACACCAGTGAAACAACCTGCACTATTGGCGCAAGAAAAATGTAAGCAGCTTTAAAAAGCGATTCCACGCCACTAACCCAACCTGTAAGTAATGACAATAGAAATAGCCCTATCTGTAAGTACGGAAAAGGCGAAGGATGGTGTTGATTTGCGTCCATTACCACTTAGTATTTATTTTATCTGAACATTGAATTTTTGCACCGCTTATTGGCATCTTCTCAAGGCTGGCCTTCACATCCATAAAGCAACCGCACATGTTGCATTTACGGCTTTCAGGATTGAAATTGTCGCAAGCCTCACACAATGCAATTCTTTGCTCGAACACTTCTTCAGTAACCTTGGAAGCTCCGGCAAATTCCATCACATCTTCAACAATACGCCTCTGCCAATCGACAGATGCTTTACTAGCCTTCTGTAGCAGTAGGTCTATCATATCTGTTTGTCTTTTTTAGGTAAAGTCCAATTGTGGTTTTAGTTTCTGAAGTAGTACAGGTGGTATTGCCTTTGTAAAGCGGGTAATCTGTTTTGTATTTTCTTAGAAATTTATCCATGCGCTCACGTACAATCATCAGCTCTGCCATGATTTCATCTTTCAAACCCTTCACTCCGGCATATTCTGCCGGCTTGCTGCTGGCATCTTCATTGCGCATGATGCCCTTTGATGTAGAGCGATAAGCATTTTTGAAAGTAGAAGCGTGCTGAACTGCAAACGAGATAAACTCCTGCATGTGATTATTCCACAGCGTTTGATACTTAGCCGTTTGAAACTTTGAAATCACTTCCCACTTGCTTACATCTGCCGGGCTTACTCCTGTTGTTCCATCAACCAAACATTTGTAGTAGATGCCATTGTAGAGCACCACATCATCTTCATCAAACTCAACATCGCTTTTGTAAACAACGAAGTCGCGCAAGTCTGCCAACAGTGCATCGTAAAATGATTCACCAAAGAATGATTCTTCAGAAGCTAAATGCCGGTACTCTGCATTTTTTATGAATGGCGCAATAAGATTCGGGTCGAAGTTCTTATCGAATGCTCCTCCGGTGATTACCTCAATTGGTGTGCTTATTTCTGTCATGTGCTTTGTTTTCTTCAACAGTCTTTTGCGCCTGCTTCATTTCTGCAATAGTTTTGTTCCCTCTTTCATCACTCAAAGCGTCCTCTCCAATGTATGCTCTACCTTCATTAACTGTAACGATTGAATTGATATCTATAGCATCGAAGAAAGATATTGGCGAACCGGTTTCGAGTGTAAGGCTGTGTTCTTTGCATGGCAGGTTTAACCAATTACACATCAAAGTGAATATTGGATTTATGAAATTCTCCAAGTCAAAACGCTGATTCGGTTGAATAGTCATTTTATTGTAGATGCTGAAAATGTTCTGGATCTGCTTCGAATCATTCATTCCTCCGGGAATAGGAATTCCGGCCAGCACAGGATGCCAGCGATGGGCGGTGAAGAGCGTTTGATTTGCTCCTGTTTTCAAGTTGGTGAAATCACCATCCGATTCTTTGTTGTTGAACTCGTGGAAGTATGGCTTCAGGTTTTCAGATTCAAACACTTGCACCATGGCCTGCACATTTCCGTTGCGACCTTTCTTCGTGTAAGTGTTCAAAAAGTCATCATAGAATTTTTCTTTCTGATCGTCCGACATTCCTCCCGGAGCCATAAATGCTGCAAAGAATTTTGGCATGAAGTCAGAAAAGAACCTTTCAAGGTTGTGGCGATCAGATTCATATTCCAATTGCGCTGACATTTTAGCGGCAATGAACAAAGGCAGGCCATAGAAGTCTCTGCCGATAGAATATTCCTTAACGTGTATTACAGTACGGAAGCTTCCATCAATGAATTCTACTTCAGGATACAAAGGCAGTTTTGCCGGTGGTTTCTTTTGAATATAGTATTCATCCCAATCTTCGCTTATGTAAACATGCGATGCCGTTTTACTTTCTCCTTCAGGATAGACAAAAATAACTTTGTGAAAGTCATGTGAATAAGCATTGAAATACTTTTCGCCAAACATATCACCATACACCAATTCAACATAACCATTGCCGGAGGCATTCAAATTGATTCTGACCTGTCTGCTAACTTCAAGCAATGATTCCTGATAGAGATTTACATCCTTCAGGGCTTTAGCTGCTGCATTAATATCTTCGTCAGAAACGGGCACCTGCTCCGCTTTGGTTTTATTCTTGATGATTGACTGAGGCTTCCCGGCAACGATTCCAAAACCTTCAGAAAACTCAAAATCTGCTTTGGTATAAATGCAGCTGCGATGTGTTGGCGACAGCTCACTAAGTAAAACCAGTTCTCGCCCGAACTTATTTCTATCAGTAAAGAAGTCAATGGTTTTGTACTTACCAAAATTATGGTTCGTGCCGTCCGGCTTCACCTCTTCAGGCACAGTGGTTTGAGGAGAGGAAAGTATATTCCAAATCCTGCCTAACATGGTTGCCTTCATGGGTTTTTTCTTATCCTCCATTACTCCACGGTTGCTTCTGCTTTGTCTTCAGTTGATTCAACAAGAAAGGATTCTACCAAGCCCGGGTAATCTTTGCCGGAGCATGCAGCAACAAATGCCGCAATAGTCTTTTCTTTGCTATCCTTCCGGATCTCAAATTTTCCTGCACTTACACACACATCACCTTCTTTGATTACCGTGTATTTCTTTTTCGCTGCCATGATTCTTTGCTTTTTAATGTAAAAAAGGGAATACCGTTGCCGACATTCCCCTAACCAAAATTGTTTCCTAAGAGTTATGCCGGAACAGGAATACTTGCTTCAGCAACAGTGCTTTCAATTGCATAATATCCAGTGTTTGCCTCGAATGCTGTAGTGATTTTGTTCTCGTCACTTTCTGTATTAGCACCAGTAACGGCTCCTTCAGATTGTGCAGGAAATAAGCCTACAAATGAATATGCTGCACTTGGATTAACACGAACACCTGCTAACCAGAACTTACCGTTGTTGTCCTTAATAATTGCTACCAAACCGCATAATGCGCATGCATCCAATTTCTCAAGAGCAATCAGCAACGAAGTCTTAATCTTTGGATTGATAAACGTTATTGTCTGCTTTACTCTTGGTTGCTTATTGACAACATTTCGCGCCTGATTAAAGAAAGCTGTGTCCGGTTGGAACTGCCACTTGAAAAACGTTTTAGTTGAAACCATTGTGATTGCTGTTACCTGTCTTGATGAAATAGTAAGAGAGGCGACATCATTCTTATTGGCGAACCATATCGTATCAATGCCGGCAACGTTGCCGTCTGCATCACAAGCCTCTGACCATCCCGAAATTGTACAGAGTATAAATGCTCCTGCGGTGCTTACAGTGCTTGCGATTTGTCCGGCAGAATAAAATACAACATTGTGCTTTGCGGTATCAACGCTTTTGCGTGTGGTTTCTTCAATCTTTGGAAGAATGACAGGCACTGTATTGGCAATGGATAAACCGGCAGTGAATACAATCACTGTGATCAGGCTAAGGAATTTGTAAATCGTTTTCATATTTCTATTTGAAATTTTACTTAGTGAAAAAATTATGCTGCGTAAACAGCAAGTTCGGGGTGAGCCAATTTTGCACCTCCAAAACGCAAGTGACCTTGCGTGTAGATGTTCTTTCTGTGGATGTCTGAGTAGATTCTCATTGCAACATCACCGCTTACCAAATCAGTAGCAACACGCATGTTGTTTGCAACTGTCAATAAAGCGCGGTGAGGTTCTGTCAAGTTGAACACCAATGGATTTCTCAATTCAGCATCCCACTCAGGATGTGCAATGATTATAATACCTCTCCAAGTCAATGTTTTGATGCCATCAATAACAAAGCTATTCGCCTGTTCTGTTCCAAAGGCTTCAAGGTACTCCTGGTAGTTGTTAGCTACTGATTGAGTGCAGTGAATTTCGTGCATGTTTAACGATGCTTGCAGGCCTTGCAAAACAAGTGTACGGTTGTTCCACAATCCTTTAAAAATATCAACCGATTCACCGCTGCTCAATGCGCTTCCTGAACCTGCACTGATTTGAGTTAAACGGCCTGCCAACACATCTGCATCAATGTTTGGAAACAAACCTTGCTTCAATGCATCATCAACAATATAGAAGTTTTCACTTCCTGAAACTGTGATGGTTAAACCAGGCTTTGCAAAAGAGGCAAGCAAAAACAAATCGTTTTGAATGCCCACGGCTACTTGTTGAGCCATTGCTTTTTGCAAAGCTTTATCTGCCGCTGTGCTGCCTGGCTCATAAAGGTTATTGCCTTCGCCAGTAAGAACCGCCTCCATGCAAGTATCAAATACTTCGTCTTTGCATTGAGTAAGTTCAACTTCCTTTCTCTGAACTGCGATTTCGCGCAATGTCAAAGCCATGCTACCTTTAGCAGAGAAGGTACAGCCGGAGTTGTTTTTCAGGAACTTAGAAGGCGCACCAAGAAAATACATGGTTGCTTTGTCCTTCACACCGCGCATCACTTTGAAAGTGCTGTTGAACACGTTGTCAGAAACGAAAACGGGCTTTAAAATTAGTTCATTTACTTGTTGGCTTGTTAAGTCCCAAGACATGCCGCCATCTGTTTTTGTTGCTCCCATATTTAGAGATTGTATTTTTTGAAAAGTTGTTTGAAAATTAGTTGCCGGTACCTGCACAGCCGCTTACTGTGAAGCTGCCTGAGCCGTTGATGTTTTTTAAAGGAATAAGTGAGCCTGTAACAGTAACAGCCAATGTGTCTGTTGTGGTGTCAGTATAAACCACTTCCACATCATCAATAAGCCCGTCAAGTGTTACTCTGATAGATGCTTCCAAGTCTGCTGCACCATCGGCACTAACAGGATAGCTTGCGGCATCCAATAACAATTCATCACCATCCCAATCACCATTCAAGTTGATTGCAGTGATTGCGGCTGTAACCGTTTGTGTGTAGTTGCATTTAGTTGCACCGCACTTGCACACATCAGCGCGGATTTGTAGTGTTCCTGCGTTTTTATCAGGATTGATAGTGAACTGGTTGTTTGCTAATTTTGCCATGACTGTTTATTTGAAAAGTTGATTGATTGAATGATTATTTTTTGAAGGTGTTTCTCACGAATGACAGACCTTCTTCCTCTTCACTTTCGCCACCGTTGTTTTCATGAATTGGTACTCCTGCTGAATTACCGGCTGACTTGCCTTTCTTCACTTTAGTCAGTTCATTTTTGACCTTGTTGAGTTCATCGCGGAGTTTCTTTTCTTCAGCACTCACTTTGTTTTGAGTGCCTTTCTTTTTCTCAGCTTCCAACAACTTTTTATTGTTAGCAATTTCCTTTTTGAGGTTATTAACAACATTGTTTGTGCCTTCGCCCGGGTCTTCTTCACTTGTAGTTGAAGTAAACGAAACAGAACCGTTTACGGTGGCAAGAACTGATTCAGTTCCTGTTACAGAAATTGACAATGAAGCACGGGCTTCGTCATAAGTTACCGTAACTGAATCTGCTGTGATAGCAGCATTCAAATCTGTTGCCAGGGCTGTAGCGCCATCGGCACTAACTTCATAAGGTGCATTAGGTAAATCAAGAGCAGTGCCGTCCTCCAATTCGATGCTGTCAACTGCCACTGTTACACTTGCTGAATAATCAGCAGCATTGGTAACGGTTGTTTCTTCGGCTGCTGTTGTAGCTTCCTCAACGTTTTTGATGAATACATCGGTAAGGTCTTTCACCTTTTTATTTGTGTCCTCCGGCTTTTCTTCAGTCTTGTCAGAAACTAATTTCATTCCAGCGGCTTTGATGCCTGCGAAGAATTCATTGATGATTGTTTGCGCTGATTTTTTAGTTGACATAACGTCTTCTGTATTTTGAGTTTGAAAATTTTGAGGAATTGCGATTTTTAGTTTCTCGGCTGATGCGAAGATTTTGAGCTTGCTGTTTGCTGAAAGCGGTTGAGCCGGTGTTGTTTTACCAACCAATCCCCAAGCCTCTGCTTCATCTGCATTCATCCATTGGTCTTTTGTCATTTGTGCAGCAAATTCTTCTGCTGTTTTCTTGCCGGATTTTGCAGCGTAGTTTTTTGAAATGCCTTCGTCAAATTTTGCAAGCGTTTCGTAGGTCTTTAAAATTTCTTCCTTCTTACCACCTGCCCATGTTGAAGTATTATGAATCAGAATGTAACCATCTGATGCCATAGTTGTATTCTCGCGAGAAGCTGAATTTCCTATTTCTGTTGCTGCACTGGCCACCATTCCGAAATAGTGAACTTTGATAGTTGCTCCTGTTTGTAAAGCCATGTTCTTAATGGCCAATGCTTCAAAGTAATCACCTCCAAGAGATGAGATATTAAAGTGAACTTCTTCTAACTTCTTGCCTTTGAATTCAGCAAGCACAGAATCTTTGGTAAAACCTTCGCCAGTCCACCAATCAAAGCCGATTTCTCCAAGCACATCAATAACAGCGATAGCATCTGTTGCTGCTGCTGAATTGATTAAAATAATGTTGTTGGAAATCCTTTTCACGCCACCAAAGGACTAATCATTTTGATTAGTAAATACTCAAAATGAGGTGGCGTTAATTATTTATGCCTTATCTGATGCTTGTCAAGAATGTAGAAACAAGTGGATTCAGGAATACTATACACAGCCTCAACGCGCCTCACAGCAGCAGTTTTTGATACATTGCATTCAACGGAAATTTTATTCACCTCAGATACAACCAATGCGATTTTAACCTCTTCCTTTGGAATGAAATTTTTATTCATGAGGAAGTTCAACAGTTCGGTAGTAGTGGCAACAATCCCTTTGGCCTTGCAGTATTCCGCAAAGCTTTCCAATGTGTTTTCCTTAAATTTATTTTCAACCAACCTTTCCTCCAATCCATTGCTGTTTAAATTCCAAAAACTTATTCTGAACCTTGGCAACACATAACCCACAAAACATATCTAACTCCTCTCCTTTCGGTGCGATATATTCGTTGTACAAATCACTCATTTTGCCACTTGCTTCCGGATTGCCTGATAAAGACTGAGGCAACAACACATCAATAATTTCAATCCTCTTTTCCAACGGCACTTTGTCCGCGCTTATCTTTTCCCAACTCATGATATAAATCCCGCTTCTCTTGTTTCTGAATCTTGCTTTTGTAAATCTGTTACTCTATCCACCGGCACAACTAACTTCATGTTGTCGATTCTGCTTTCCAAAACTGAAACCTGAGCACTCAATAATTGATTGGTTTGATTTACCTCTGAAATCAATTGCAATACTGCCGGATCTGCTGAATTACTCACAAGTATCTGCGGAGTGAGCGGCATCCCCATAACACTGTCTAAATCTCCACCGCTTGCCATGATACCAAGTCCTTTACCTCCGAAACCTCTGCCACCGCCTGCCTGATTGACTATTGAGCCAACTATTCGCGCAACAGGGTGGCCGCTGTCGTTGTGCGTTGCTAAAGCAATTCTGCGCAACACCGGATCTGAATTTACGCCCCGGGTGAAGATGTAACGGGACCTGCCGTTGTTGGTTTTAATCTCTCCGCCTTCAGCATTAAAGCGTTTGCCGTTGTACATGAAATCCACACCACCACCACCATGAGAAGGACCAGAAATAGCACCGGCACCAGATGGAATGCTACCTCCTGAGATATTAGAGATATCGCCACCTTTATCAAGTTTAGAAGCCGGGAATTGTTGTGAAGCAATGATTCCAATTTGTGCAGCAGTAGTTGCGGCAATTGCCACAGCTGCTATTGCTCCGGCAATTGGTCCCAACTGAAAAGCATTTACAATTCCCAATGCACCGCCTATAATTGCGTTTACAATGTTCAAAGCTTTGTTAGTCTCAAACTGCTCTTTCGCAATTTCTTCTTTCTCTCTCGCGGCTTTGCGCTCTAAAGCTTCAATCTTTTTTTTCTTCTGTTCCTCGGTTTCTCCGCTTTTTTGAATCGCTTTGATTTCTGCATTGAGTGCATTATCAATATTGTTCATCCTGATTTGGAATGAAGAATTGATTACATCCTGAATTCCTTGGACTGCCTGCGCAGCAATTTGCAAGCCTTCAGCAGCTTTATCTAAAGAATCCTTATCAATTCCCAAAGAAGAAGCAAGTGTTGCTCCTCCTGTATTGCTTGGCGGTTGGCGAAGCCGGGTAAGTGCATTCTCTAACTTCTGAATATTGTTTAACTCTTCCTGAGTCTTCTCTCCATCAACTTCAATCAGTTGCCGAGCCAAAGCAATCTGCTCTTCGAGAAACTTTATTTGAATTGCTTTCTTTCTATTTGCCTTATCCTGTTCCCCGGCAACAGATAAATCAATAGCCTCCAACTCTAAGTCTAAGGCCTGTTTATTCAACTCGATGGCTCTGTTGAATTCTGCTGTACGAATTGCAATTACTTCAGCAGCATATTTCTTGCGCTCGTCCTCCTGCTTCTTGCGCGCATCTTCATCAAACTTCTTCAGGGCTTCGTTTCGCTTACTTCCAATCAAATGAACCAATGCGAGTTCCTGAACACCGTTGCCTTTGATTTGATTGATTTTGTCATTGAATGACTTCGCCAATTTATCGCGCTCAGTCAACGAATACTCATTCAGCAATCCGGCAATAGTATCATTGTACTTCTTCCGTTCCTCTGCAAGTTTTTTCAGTCGTTCCTTTTCGCGCTCAACTTCTTTGTTTCTTTCCTCCTGGGCTTTCTCCAGCAACTGATTTGTTCGTGCCTGCAAACGCTCCTGCAACACAAGAGAATCACCTTCGAGCTTTGCGCGCTCCTGTATTTTTTCCTGCAAAAGTTTCAGTTCATCTTCACTGTAACGCTTATCATTTTCAAGCCGCTTACGAAGATTCAAAGCAGCTGCACTTGTGCCTTCTTCCAGTAGTCTAAGTTGTGCATCATTGAGTTTAAAAGAATTTCTGAACACCTTTTCGCGCGAAGCAATTTCTTCATCCACGCGCTTCACACCATCCTCAAATGCTTTCTTTTCAATCTCGTTTGCCTTACTGATTAAAGCCAGTCTTTCCTCCTCCGTTTTGGTTCTATCCTTAGAAGCAACAATCAATCTCTGAATCTCATTTCTGTAACGCTCTGATTGGATATTGAACGCTGCCTGCGTATCTTCTAAATCCCGGAGAGTATTAAGCAATTCAAGGCTATCTGCAACTGCCTGTTTGATGCTGCCGCCACTTATCAGCGCACCAAATGCAGCCTTCAAAGCAGTTACGCTACTTTCAACAGCATCAGCAACAGGCTTTAATGTTTCAAACGCTTTAATCAGTATATTGATTCCGGCAATGATTAACGGCAACCCGGTAGTTGCCAATGCTGCACTAAATCCTTTCACACCTCCTCCGGCAGCTTTGAAGCCATCTGTTGCGCCTTTTAATGCTCCGGTAACAGAGCCAAGACTTACACCTCCAATGCTTAATTCTTTGAAGGCAGTTTTCAATCCTTCGCTGTAGGCTCCAACGTTTCTTCTGTTGTCTCCAATAGCTGATTCCTGCGCTTTCAGTGTATCAGTAAGCCTCTTTACCTCTGCCGTCAGGTCTGCTGTTGGTGCTTTCAGATTCACATATTCAGCATTCAGCAACTTCAACAGCTCGCGGTTTTCTTTGATGCTGTTGTTCTCAAAGTGCTTTGCATCTACTCCTTCTTTTACCAGTGCTGCAACGTCTTTCAAATTATTTTTAGAAAGACTTAATTCCGCAGAAAGCGCAGCCATTGCTTCCTTATTTTCAATAATTCTCTCTTTTAATTTGTCGTATTCTTCGTAAGAGATGCTAACACCTCTTGTGTTAGCATTAAGCTCCTCCGTTAATGCCTCCGTCTCATTTTTTAAATCATTGTAGCTACTTACTGGATATGAGATACTGTCCCATAATTTTTGCTCCGCCTTTTTCGCGGCACTTACTTTATTGAGTTGCGATGTTAAAACTCCTGCTTGGTCTGAGAGTTGCTGATATTGAGCGCTGCCAAATTCGGCAACTCTCAACGCATCATTCACAGATTTCAACGCATTTTTGAGGCTGTCAATGTTTTTTATCTCGGTGTCTGTGCCGAGTATCTTTATACTGAATGCGAGTTCTTTTGCCATATTACTTATCTTGGAAAGTCAACGTATAAAACATGATTTGGGGCTAATAGATAGGAGTCTGAATTCTCTGTTGGAATATTGAATTCTAACAACCTGCATTGTGTTGACATATCTACCAAGGGATTCCACTTTGTTACTTCATAGAGTATAAAATCTCTGTGTTGAACAGTCTTTAGCTTCCTGAAATCAAGGTTTGAAATATCAAACGGGGACTGTTTAAAATAGCCCTTTAATGTCCTTGAATTCTTAATGCTTGAAAACAATTTTCCGTAAAGCTGAAAAGCCGTTCCATCCATAACAATTTGCTTCTGAAATTCCAGCTTTACCTTATCCTCATGAAACTCAGTATCAAGAATAAACTCGTAAGCAGCGATATCTACATGCTGATTTGAATAGTGAAAGTTCTTGCCTCCATCTTCATAAGCGTAATCACACAGATAAGCCAATGGTCTTTCCTTCATTGGGTTGCCATGCCACTCCCAAACAAATGCGTTGTATTCGTGAGAATTATTTCCATCACCTGCAATCGTGGATTGATATTCTGGTAAGCCATCAGACTCACCGAAATGCAGACCGTAATTCATTAATGGTTGATTCCATTTAACCCCGGCATAATATGCGATTCTTGGATTCCCACCACCTTGCAACTCGGGCAAATCTGTAGGATCAGAAATAGAATCAAGAATCAAAGGAACACTTAAACTTCTCGAGTAGTCATAATATTCAATTGCATTAGGATTCAGGGCGTACTTGTAGTTTGATATTATGAATGCTGAAAAGAAGCCTGAGAAGTAACTGTTCTCTGATTTACTTTTTATGTCAGCATCTTCAAAGCCGGAGGCATAGAATAAATTAATCTTTTTATCTGCCGGCTCATTACCTAATACATGCGTATAGTATGGCTCAATTATTCTGTTATAGCCATAGTTTGTGATATACAAATCAATGTTGTCCTGGCTGAAAATTTGATACTCGTCATAAAGTGGGTTGTAGCTTTCCTGTATAAATTCAGAAAGGCAATCCTGCTTTAATCCAACAGATTTTGATTTTTGTTGTTCTTCGCTGAACGGAGCAAATACATTCTCCTTTGATGTGTCTAACTTAGATGTCCAATTCTCTTTTGCAAAATTGCTTTTGTCTGAAAATTCTTGCAGAAAGAAATCATTAAACTGCTCAATGTAAATCTCACGCCTGCTACTAACCACATGAATTTGTAAATTAAAAAACTCGACTATACCCTTCAGATATTGCATGCAGGTTCTTTCATCTAATATCAGGTTGCTGCCAAGATTAACCTCACTTGGATTTGTTGCATAAAAATCCAAGTCGTTGTGGTAGGTAATAAACTTTGAAAAGTCAGCGCTCTCAATAAAATTGCTGTGAATCTTCCATCCTATGGACTTAAACATTTCTTCCACTACCCACCTTGCAAAATGCCAGTACCGGAAGTCTCCATAATCCATAAATAGCTTGTTTTGCGGAACGTTATTTTTCATTCCATAAAAACACATTGGCGAGGTGTAGCAATCCTCCCAAGTGTTCGCCCATGAATTCTCAACAACAGTTTGACTCCAATCCACTGTAGGGAACGGCAGCTCTATCAACTTCTTTTCGGAAAGCAAATCGCTCCAGTCTTTATTTTCTCCCTGGAACATCACTTCGTAATATTTAGGCTTAGAATCAAACACATGCGATTTGCCGCGCAGGAATCCGTTAGCAACGTTTGCACCTCCAACATTCAATCTGATGCCGCGCAGCTTAATGAAATCACTTATAGCATTGCCATAAGCACCTGTAGTGCCAAAGTGCTGAAACTTCAGGTTATTCTTTTTTGTCGCGGGAATTTTGAATGTATTGGATGCTGCGCCTCCGCGCTTTTCAATCTTTGATGGGTCCAGGAGAAAGAATGATAAGTCAATAGGGAATTCAGTGACATCATATAAGTCCAACGATTCGCCATCATCCATCAGCAACTCATAATAGTTTGTCATGTCCGCTGAATTGGTGTTTCGTTAGCTAATGAGATATTGAACTTTAATACATCGTTCTCATCTTTATCAAACTCAAAAGTTGCATCTTCAATCACTACGGGCATGTATCCCTCTTTAGATACATTTCCAGATGTGGAAGAAGTCGGAGTTAATATTGCAGCAAAATAATTAGCGGTTCTTTCTACCCAATGAAGAGGGCTTGAAACAAACTCTTCCATGAATACTTTTTCCTGCGGTGAAAGCTGCTCTGTGAAGTATTCGTAAGTAGTTTCTACTTCTACACTCTGCTTTCTTTTTCCATAATCTTTTAGCGTGTGAGGTATTGCCAGCGACTTTTTGAACTCTGTTGATTTGGTTTTAAGTTTTGGGTTAGTCTTTCTTACTGAAATCACATCTACCTTTCCAAAGCGATTGAGAAAGTGAATGCGTATTCTTTCATTGCAAAAGCATTCATCACACTCAACAAGATAAGTTCGCTTAGTAAATTCTACATAATCATCTTCACCATCTCCAAACTTCAAAGCAAATATTACCTCATAAGAAGCGGTGTTGGAAAGCAAAGGATCTCCAAACTTTGCCTCAATGTTTCTCGGACCTACTCCAAAGCTTCGGTTATATGTCACCGGTGCCGATTCTGTTTCTGAAATAATTGGAAGGTAAAGAGTATTTGTATTTACAACATTGCCGGCACCATCCTTTTCTTTAATCAAAAGGAAATTGATTAGTCCGTAATCTCTGTAGTAATGCAAATACTCACTATCGCCCCGGCACACACGCGAAAAGTCAGGCTTATTGGTCATTGGCAACCAACCAAACGTGCTGAATATTGAATATGAAGTGTATTTGTTGAGGTTGAAATGATACGCGCCTACAGGCGTTGTGGTGAATTGAAAAGAATCGTGTGCCATTGTTGCATTTATGACACGTGCTTTTTCTTCAAACAACAAATCAACAGCATCAGTAAATTGCAATATGCCATCTGCATCAGTGTAAGCGCCTTGAACTGTTCCTAGAATTGCAACTTCGCTCATGCTATCACCAAACTCACCGCCACCGCCCAGGAGATTCAAATCCACATCTAAGCAATCCTGAACAACTGTTTGGATGTCGAGCACATATATTCTGTAAGTGCTGGCCTGCGCTGATACAGTAGTAGTTAATTGAGATGCTGTAACTGTAGTGTTGTTCTGCGCAAACTTTCCGCCCTTCACAATAATGTTGAACAGTGCACCATAAGGAACTTCGCCAGCTCCATAATCGTAATGAATGCCGTCAATCATGATGAAGGCATAATTCAGGTACCTGTAAGCCGGATGAACAATCTGTTCTGGTCTTGATATAAGTGTTGCCATAGGTTATTATTCAATGCAGGTTGTCCACCAAGTGCCCGTGAATGTTTCTGATTCATTAGAAGAAAATGCCTCCTTTAGAAGTTGAAACTTTACTGCTGATGAACCTGTAATCAAAGATTCAGGTAATGAGAATGTCCATGAAGTGCCGTTTGAAATTGTTGCTACACTTGAATAAGAGCCGCCATCAACCGACATAATCAAATTAACCGTGGTAAGAAAGCCAAACACCAAACCTGTTAATGACATTTCTATCATTCCATCGCTTACACATCCGGATTGTTCAATGTTTGTAATGGCAAGAGTTTCGCCATCCGGCTCCGGCAACTCCATATTCAATTCACCACCAATAACAACCTGACCTAAGTATTCAAGTTTCTTTGCATCGCTTAAAGCGTCAAAGATTTCAATCGTTTCAAGCTCCACCGGAACTATCGAATATGTTGTAACGGCAACCTTGCGCCAACCTATGGTCGCGTTTTCAGTTTCAAGGGTTTCAATAATACTGTCTGCCAGTGCTGAAGATAAATTTCTCATGCTGCTAATGCTCTTGATTTAGAAATGTATTGCTGTGTATCATTGATTGCATCTTCAAGAATTCCGATTGCCCAATCAGTAATGATTGCTTCCACTGCATCGTTCACTTTGCCGAAAACATAGTTGTCCGTAAAGAATCCTGTGCGCCTTCCGTTGCGCGAATACAAGTAACTGTTGCGTGTTGGCATTCCTTCCTTCTTATGCTTGCGCGCAACTGCAAAAGCAATTCCTTTTGCTTTCTTCTCATTGCTTGCCATACCGCGCTGCATCACCCACTTTGTGAGTGCCATAATGTACTTCGATTGCTTCTTTCCGCTGCCAATCTGAAAAGGAATTCTACTAGCCGAAACGCCTTTGTCCTGATAAATTAGATATTTCTCAAAGCTCAAATCCAACCCAAAAGCATTCCCGAACTGCTGCACTGCATACACAATACTTTCAATGCCGGCACCGGTGTTGTTGTGCCCTTGCTGCGAAAATTCAAACGCAAGCGCATCAACGAGCATGTCGCCAATGTTATTAAGTCCGTGAATGATTCTTATACTCATGGTCTATCTAAAATTATATCTGATGAAGATTGATTTGTCATTGTTCCGTTAATGCCCCCTAGATAATCTGTCCACGCGGGAAAGTCTGCTGCACCGTTTGGAAATCTGTAGGCATTCGTGACTTTTTCTGCAAATGATAGAGTTCTAGCATCCTTGTATGGATTAGAATATAGTTCAGTGCGTTCAGTTGAATTCAATACTTTATTTATAAATATTGGATGATATTGATATCCCGATATGGGATTAGTGTTTGATGTTGTAATCCCAAACCTTAAAGCCGCAATTGAATTAGCGGTAGAAGGCGTTTGCCCTGTTTTATTAGTGGTAGTAACTAAAACATTGTTTACATATATGTTTGTGTTTGCGCTTGCTAAAGCCTGATTGTGCGTCCACAATATGTGATTCCATCCTGTTGAGTTTGGATAAACATTATTTACGGATACCGATTGAACAACGGCTGTTCCTCCTACTCCTCTATATATGTAAGATTGAATAGAACGAGAACGCGGCACCGCAGTTCTACTATCCAAAGCTAATGTAATACCAACATTAGCAGTCAAAGTATTGCAGCTATCAAATATAACTTGAAAAGTATTAGCATTTGGGTTATCAAACTTTACCCATACAGATATTGTAAAAGCGAAAGCACTTGTATTTGTTGCCCCGTGGTAATACTTAAAATCAGCCGCACTACCTGCTGTAACGTAATCATTAACACCGTCAAAACGAACGGAGTGTGAATTGCCAAACTGACTTAAAAGAAGTTTTTTTCTACTACTCATTATGTTTGATTCAATATACCATACCTAACTGCATTGCTGGCAGTTGCATAAATCAAAATCTCATTGGGTTGATTGATTTTATAGCCTCTATCACCAACATAAACTACTGTTCCACCTGTAATTGTTGGGATAGATGAATGTTGATGCCAAACAACTACTTCCGCGCCAACAACAGCACCTGTGTAACTGATAGTGATATTGCCCGTTTCTGGTGTTGTTCTGGTACCATAAAAAGCGTCTGTTTCTAAAGTGATTGCAGTGCCTGATCGTTGAACAGGAAAGTTTCTTTTTAAATCTAAGGCTGATTTTACCCCACCACTTTCTACAAGGTTTGCACTGCTTCCTGTTGGCGTAGCATCAACATCCTTAGTTGTCAAATCTTTATTTCCATCCACAGCAAGAACTTTACTTGCTGTTACACTTGAAAAGCGCGGTGCAAGTGTGAATATCTGTTTTGCTGCCCATGTCCATGGTAACGCAATAAATCTCAATATCCCGAACCAAAATTTTTGAGCAGTAACAATATCAGCGTTATTGCTACTCAGTTCATTTTCAATGTCAACCTGTGAAACAATCTTTGCAATGCCTTTTACACTTTCCGTGGATTGCTCTCTGTTGCTTTCAAGTATCTGCCAATTTGAAGGTGTTTGCCCGGGAGTGTCAACTTGCGCAATCAATAATTCTTCACCATCTATAACGATGGCTCCAATTGTGCCGGCACTAAGCCTAAATGAATCGCCCTTTTGAATTGCCTGCCCATTATATGTAGTAGGATATGAACCTACAGGCGTGAAAGCTTGCGCTGCTTTTAATGTATTGTCAACTAAGCCGTCAACGTAGGACTTAGAAACTGCTTCATCTGCATTAACAGGAGTAGGCAAATTCCTTAGCCTGTTGCCGTTCATATCCACTTCACCCATGAAGAAATTATCCTGTGAACGCGCCTGCTCTAAAGATACTAAGTGTGGATTATTATTGTCGCTAGTGTGTGCGTATAGGTCTACAACATCTGCCTTATCAGAAAGCAAAGTATCAATCTCACTTTCGGTGTAATACCTGTCATCATGATTATGTACAACCAAAGCATATAGTCCAGCATGATCGCCCCATGAATATGCTTCATTCCAATTGTCAACCTCTGCAACAGTGCTTTCCCATTCCTCAAACAAAGGCTCGCCTCCTCCCGCCTGCACTTCCTCCCATGAAGGTAACTCTCCAGGACCGTTTGTCTGAAGCACATAACCCGCCTGCCCGGGGTTGATGCGCGCCCACTTGCCGCCATCCCATGCGATTATAGTCCCGATGGGAATACTAGCAGAAGGAGGCAATGGATTAGGAGAAATGAATGAACCATCTAAGCACGCTACGGGAATAGTAATAGAGAAATCAAATGAGGTAATAACCAATCGCTTGTTAGCGATATCGAACATTGAATCTGTTTCATACTTGCCGCCATTCGCTAAGCTGAATTTAGGTTGTGACAGCCATCCAACACGATTGAATTCTTTGAGCATTTGAAGCCCCATGAATTCAGTATCGCGCCATATTGCTTCGCGCGTTCTCTTTGCATAGGTGCTATCATCAACGTTGTTTCTGTCATAGCCGTAAAGGTCAGCTATGTACATGGTGCACTTAAAAATTCTATTGCCGGTTTGCTTTCCCTCTTTATCAATTTCACCGGAACTTACAACAGGCTCAAACATGCACATTGGAAAATCCAACTTTACATCGCTGGCATCTTTGCCGGCTTCATTCCATTTCTCTGAATAGAAATATTCCTTCCTGAAGAAAGACTGTTCTAAGTTATCTGTATTCAGGTCAGCAAGAAAGCCAACGCCAAAACAATGCACTGATCGCCACTCTTCACTATTAGAGTGAACAATTGCAATGTCTCTGAAAATCTCATATATGCTGGTACCGTCCATTATTCACTCAGGTAAAAGTTTTTTTCATTTTGAAGACTAATCCAGTCAAGTGCTTCGTAACACTCTGCCATTTGTGCGCTATCGTTGGCAGAAAAACCCGTCTGTAGAAAGAGTTTGCTCTCTGCAATTCTTTCAAGTACAGTTCGAAATCCATATTTTTTCCAAAGCTGAATCCCTCCGGAATTGCGAACCCCTTTTGTTTGAGGGTTAAAAACAGGCTTAAATCTTTTTGATAGGTGTGTTTTCGACTGCTCAAAAAAAAAGCAAGATTGAGGGCTTCATCAAGTGGTAACTGCTCAAATTCCTTTGCGCGTTGGGCTATGAACTTTTCTCGTTCAAGGGATTTCAACGGCAACTCCTCGCCCTGCCTCTTGCATAGAATAGCGATGATGTGTGGCAACACTGCCCACTTGCTTTCACCAAGCTGCTTCCAATACATTTCAAACTGCAAGGCCTCTAATGTGTCAATGATTCTTGAGCCCTTCATGAACTCCACTTGATTGACAAGCGGATTCACCGGAGCAGGAGGGTAATAATATTTTTCCTCCCCAAGTTGAATACTGTCTTTTGTTTCATTCCACCTGAATTCATCAATAGATGTATTGACTACTTTATGAATGAAATGAATTTCTTCTTCGCGCAGCTGCGCAATCATTTCCTCGGACAAACCTGTCCAGAACTTTGCAAAATCATAAAGCCACTCCATCCACACCACCGATATTTCAGTAGGTGAAAAAGTGGCAAGCAATTCAATCCTTTCCTCTTCTGTTGCATCCTGATAAGCCTGCATGGTTGCAGGCTTTTTTAGTGCAATTGTGTTTTGATACTCAATGAATCGCTTCAATTTAATATCACCAATTGTTTGAGGCAAAGAGAACTGAACTGCCTGCCTTGAAGTGCGATGTGTAGCTTCGAGAATCAGCATTGATTACTCTTGTGTTTTAGCTGGTTCAGGATGCAATGCCGCGAATATTTTATCTGCAAGGGTTGCCTTGGTGTCCTCCTCAAGAACTTCAATAGTTGAGCCGTTTTCATTCAACTTATTGATTATTAGAATTTGCGAATCCTTGCTGTATTTAGTACCGGCCAGCTGTTCAACCGTTTTACTTTTAAGCGTTTCAAAAAACGCAGCATCTTCTTCGTCAACCTTCACCGCCTTTTCTTTAGTGTTGTTATCAGGTTGTACTAAATCAGCCTTAGTTACTACCTGCCCGACAGGAACATGGTTAGTGTTTTTGGCAATGCTTTCACCATTTGTGATAGTGCTTCCGGCAGCTTTCACCACCTTTCCAACACTAGACTCACCTCTCGGTGTTGCCTCATCACCTTTAAGCGCAGGATTGAACAAAAGGATTTTTAACGGCTTGGAGATAATCAGCAAACGGCTGTCTGCATTTCCATTGCCGTCTTTAATAAGTTTTTCTACTACTCCGCTAACGCCTTGGAGTAATTCAACAATATCCTCTACTGTTGGCTGGTCTTCGTTTGTAACGATTTCTGACATAAAAATGTTGTTTAAGTAAAAAATGTATGAGAACACGAAGTTATCAAAAAGATTATTTAATAATCAAATTGATTATTATTGCAGCGCGGAGTGGAACAGTTGGCAGCTCGTTAGGCTCATAACCTAAAGGTCGCGGGTTCGAGTCCCGCCTCACGCAACAGCGCAGGAGTACAGTAGTTATACTCAGCAGGTCTCCAAGAGCCACTCAGCAATGGGTGGCTTTTTATTTTGATGTAGCCCAACTCAAACCGAATCTTGGTTTCAATAGGAATACCATTCGCATCATTATCATGTCTGCATAGTCCGGGGAACGCCCCAGCACCTCTTTCATTGTTGCTTTATCAATGATGCGCAACTTCTTATCATCATCTGTTTCAAGGCGCTTCACCTGGTCTAACTCCTGAATAATTATATCCTTGCTTGTCTTCACTCCAATATACATCATTGAAGTGTTCACCATTTCAGCAAGTTTGAAATAGCATTGTGTTTTAAGGTTTGCATAATTCTCATCATCGATAGGCTTCGCATTGTTGTGGAATGCAATCGCGCCTTTCAAATAACCTTTAAGGAATGCTCCCAAACCGTCAGCATCATAAGCAATGTTGCTGCGCGGTACCTGATGCAGATTTGCATACATCTTTATTGTTTCCTCAACTTCTGGTCCTTCGCACTTGTCGAACACTATTATATCAACCAACCGCAACCCATACCACACGCCAATGACAAACTTATCTGCTCCATGCAATGCAATGTCCGCGGTGATGTATCTCTCGCCAGCAGGAACAAAACTATTAGTCCACATGTCGGTGATGGATTCATAGTCAATCAGGCGCAGCGGATCATCATCATACTCCCAATTACCATAAAGCAATCTTTGCTTCTTGCTGTTGTCTGTTATCGATAACAACGCTTCCTGATACTCTGATTCTGCAAATGGATTATCGCCACTCAGTGCCTGTATAAACTTCTGAAATGGCTTAAGTGCATTTGCTTTGAAGGGCTTATAAAATGTGGTGTAAAGCCAATTCTTTTTAGGGTTACAGGTAATGAACAGCTTCCGGAGCAATCCGTATTTATCATTCAAGTGCCTGCCTATACGTGACTTCAATGTGTCATAAGCACCAAAGTGAGTTTCTCCACCTTCCTCTATCCATCCACCTGTATATTCAACAGAACCGTAACGCTCATACAACGGATCTGCCGGAAGAAAGCGGAGGTCTAATAAATCAATCCTGCTGCCATTTGCAAACTCAAGGTAACTGCCTTGGCTCCTGTACTTGAAATCAACATCTTTCTTGACTCCATGCTTCTTCGCCACTTTGAAGAAGGTTATCAAAGTAGATTCGCGCAACCGCTTCAACTCTTCCCTGCCTATAAACCATTTAGTCCCGGGGTAACTAAGACACATGGACATAAGCCAGGCACAACCCGTCCAACTCTTTGCACCTCCGGCAGCACCTCCATAAAGAAATTCAACTGTAGTTTTGTCTGTAAGGATTTTTAAAGCCTCTTCCTGCTTTTTATGCTTCCTTCCCTTTTGACAAGTGATGTGGTCGAAATTACCACGCTTGAACAATTCGGTTTCGATATCAACAAGGTTGAGAGAAAGCAAATCATTTATCATCAACCTTTTCTTTCATCTGCCTTAGTGCAATTAAATCTTCAACTGATAACTTAGACAGGTCTGATGAATTGATAGGTTTACCTCCGCTGGTAACATCAAGCTGCTTCTTATCTCCAACACCAAACATCACTTTGAAAAACAACTCCGACCATTCCCGGCTCTTTCCTTCAGCAGCCTTGGCAGCAAGTTGAAACAATGCAGCATCAGCGAAAACAGAATACTTCTTTTTGAGCGTGTCAAAGTCCGGCTCCTGAGTATGCTTCCACACAGTTACAACACTCAAACCGGTTTTTTCGGCCACCTCTTTGAGTTTTGGAGTTCTGCGCTTCTCCATCGCAATGGCTATGTAGTTAGAGTAAATGAGTTCATTGTTATGCTCCCAGTCTGCTCTACGATTTGACTCTTCCTCCTCAGGTGTTAATTCAGGAAACGGAGGTTTCTTAGCAGTCTTTTTGATGGACTTCTTTGCCGGCTTCTTATTGGCTCCCTTGCTTTTAACTTTGTTAAACTTTTCTCTCATTTTGATTTCACTGCTTTCAGTCCTGAATATGCTTCCCAACGTCTAACTATCACATCGCAGAAAACAGGATCCAACTCCATCAACCTGGCTTTTCTTTTCATCTGCTCACAAGCCATAAGTGTAGAGCCGCTGCCACCAAACAAATCAAGAACGATGTTGTCAGGAAAACTGCAACGGTTCAACGGCTTCTCATGTAAAGTGCAAGGCTTTTGTGTCGGGTGAACATAGTTCTGACTCACTTCACGTGCCACAACCCAGGTGTCTGTGAAGTCCATCAGGCTATCAAATATTTTCCTGTCGGCAACTTCTTTATTCAGAATCTCCGTCATGTTCCTGAATTGATTGTTCAGGGCCGGGCTTCCCTTGGTACCATAAACACATGGTTCAATCAATCTGTGAAAAGCCATTTGCAAGACTGGGTTGAAATGGTCTTTAATCCAGAAGGCAACGCTTTTATTCATAACACCTAACATCCTGAACGCATCTTGAACTAATCCAATAAATTTAGGATCGCACCAAAAAAATACATGAACATCTTTCTTGCACACCTCCAACCCATTGTTTACAATCTGAATCAACCAGGCAGTGTAATCAGCGTTACTCATGTTGTCAGAAAAGACTGCGTTCGTGTATCGCTTCTTTATTGCATTGGGCTTAATGCCTTTATCATAACTCAATCCAATATTGTAAGGCGGATCACAATACAGAATATCCGCAAGCTCTCCCTGCATTAGCTTTTCTACATCCTCCTCCTTTTGACTGTTGCCACACATGAGGCGATGCTCTCCAAGAATGTAAATGTCTCCGGGTTTGGTTGATGGCGCTTTTATTTCATCAAGGGCTTTTTCAACATCAAACTTATCATTTGAGACTGCGTTCTTATCGGTGAACAACCCTCCCATTTCATCAAATCTGAAACCGGCATTGTGAAGAAAATTTATGTCGAATCCCTTTAGCTTATCCCAATCCCACTGACCACTGTGAAGATTATCCTTCAACATCCTTTGGTCCTGAACTTCCCGGGTCACATCTTTTTCAACCCAAGCCCAAATAGTTTTTTCTCCATTGGCTGCTGCTGCCTTGGCTCTTTGCGTTCCGGCATAACACACAAAACGATTCTCACCCGAAATGTGATTGATAAGAGGCGGCCGCTGCTTCAGGAATAAAGGATCTTTCTTTATATCCTGCTGAAGCTTCTTAAATTCTTTGGCTGAAATTTCGCGTGGGTTGTAATCCGGGAATTCGATTGCACTAATTTCTAACTCGACAAATTGTAATGAAGATTGTTCTTGCTGCATGTACAGCAAAAGTAATCAATGTGATTAAATAGTAATCATTTTGATTTTTGAAGTTCTGCGAGCTTTGCGCGCAGTTTATCTTTAAGAGGCATAATATCTCTCATACTCCAATTGCCTCTTAGCGCATCAGTTCTAAAAGTTTCTTCAAAAACATTGAACTCCTGGAGTGATTCCAGTCCATCAATAATAGATGGCCATTGTTCTAAAGTAAAGGACGGACTTGATTTATCAGGAATCATTCTTAGGTTTCAAAGTTAAAAATTCAATCTACATCCTCTCGCTTCTTTTTAGCAAATTGAAATCTATCGTGGTTAGGTTCATAGTTAAAGTCAATCCTGTTTTCCCTGCACCAGTCTTCGACTCTTTTATGAGTAACGCAATTCTCTTCACGCATGAATTGGTCATAGGTCAAATTTGGACTTAGCACTTTCGCTAACAAGAAAACCTCTGTGTTATACACCTTTTCAGTAAACAAATCAGCTGCTTTGTCGAATCGAATTTCAACTCCCATCGGATGCGCTTCAGATATGTAATTAAGCAAGTCTTGCTTTGAATCCATAAGGCTAAGATATAATGAATGAAAGAAATTTAGCGAATGAAAAATTTTCAGTTTGGGTATTTGGAGATAACATCAATAAGCGTGAACCGGTCCTGCTTGCGACATTTCGTTTTAGCCAATAGTTCAAGCTTTGCGAAACGCTCCTTGCCTATTCTATTTTCAAGGTTCACCCGGTACCCATAAGAATGACTCTGACTGTTGAAGTAGTTGCATTGTAGGCACTCCCCATGCACGTTATCCTCGTTAAATCTCAAATGGGAATAGTCAGAGGTTGGATAGAAATGTCCAGCTTGCAATGTTCTGGGCTTACCGCAATTGATACACGGCTTTCCTGTATCTCTCACACGAATGAACTTATTGAATCTGCGCTGGGCGATTACAATTAACTGCGCAAGCGATTTGCCGGAATACTTTTGGATTTGATTGGCTGTCATTGCCTAACCTTGATTATTATAGTTATACCATTGAATAAAATCTATAACTGCCAAGAATGCTGCGCCAATAAATGTTTTATGCTGCCAAAGGGCTTGCCTATTGAACCTTACCATAAAATCGCCATCCCACGAAACTCCGAAAGTTCTAATGTAGGCTCTGTCTTTTTCAATCCTAACTTCAATACCATCATCTATTGGTATTTCTTCATACACATGCTTACAAATTTTCTCAATAACAGGCATTAGAAGCCCCCATGTTGTAGAGTAATCATGTTTTTTAATCGGTATAGCTGCTTCGCCTTCAAACTTTATGCAGTCATCAGCCCATTTCAACTGTTCGGCAGTTAAAAACTTTCCGCCCATAAATTCAGCAATCAATTTGTTGCCTTGTAAAATTTATTTTTCTCTCATAATTTCAATTCTGTTTAATTAAATTAAACCTCGCCTCGTCAATTTGCTTGATGTCCACCGTAAGGCGCGCAATCACTTTGTAAATTTCCGTGGCGGACTTCTGTTCGATGTGCTTGCCAATTACCAATTCCTCCAGTTCAAACTTTTGACTGACCAAGTAGTTGTACTGGTCCCGGATTTCATTAAGTTGAATTTTATCTCCCGGATGTATCATTCTTCATTTTTTCACTTTCCAATAAAATGTCGTCCCTTTTACTTACAGACTCCTTTACAAATTGAGCCTTCGCGTTTCTCATTCCTTCATCAAATCCACAGTTGTCAGTTCGATTATACCTAACCGATTTTTCAGAGTGCGTAACAGAATCATGCTCCAGTTGCCTCTGCTGCTCAACAATTTCAAATCGCGTTTCGATATATGTTCCAAGCCACTCCATCAGCATTGCTGGGTTGAACTTTCCATACATCTTACCAAACTTTTGAGCTCGGCATTGCGCGGTGAAATGTTTTAATTCTGACACCCTGAAGAAATACCCTTGCGCAAATATTTCTCTCGCCAAGGGTTGCAATTGTTGTGGATTCCAAGCCTCTCCAAAGAATGCACACAGCTGTAGCAATTCAAGAATTATAAATGAGTAAGCCTCTTTCTTATCGCCATCTTTCACAAGCGAAGCAATACATGGCTGATCACTATCAATCACTAATGCCTGCGGTGTTGCGCTTGTGATTTCAAGTCGCTCACAATCCTGCCATAGTTTTATTGAAGGCGTCTCTTGCCCAGGCCTCGTTTGGTTGTTGCTTGTTGTTTGCAGTTTCTCTTCCATCACTTGAATT